CCTGACAGAGAAGCCCATACCATTACTGAAGTGGTGTATCAGTCTGGCAAAGAATGTGAAGCTGGTGCTGGATCCATTCATGGGGTCAGGTACCACCCTACGTGCAGCAAAAGATTTAGGGCTGCATGCAATCGGTATAGAAATAGAAGAAAGATACTGTGAAATTGCAGCCAAGCGCATGTCACAGCAGGTACTACCACTGGAGCCGGTCAGGGCAGTGCCAGAGCAGATGAGCATACCAGTATGACTACCAGCAATGGGTCAGGGCTAATCAAAAGATCAATGCAGGCACTGGCCAGCATTAAAGACGCCATGCGCTGGCCTGGGTGGGGTGGGGGCAGTGGCTCTGCAGGCTTCACTGGACCCATCTGGGGTGTGCTGTCTGACTGGAATGGCTACAGGGGGAAGATAGATTACGCGGCTGAAGTGGGTGGCCTGGGTGGGGCTTCACTGGTCATGGCTGCAGTGAATTGGTTAGGTCGTGTACTACCTGAAGCCCCCCTGCAGGTGGTCCAGATAGATGATGATGGCATGGAGACAGTGCTGCCTTGGCACCCAATGGCAAGGCTCTGGAGAAGGCCAAATGCTTATTACTCTGGCACCACACTGTGCAAAGCATTTGGGTATAGCTGGATAGTGTCAGGCAATCCATACTTCTTGAAGGTAAGAAGCAGAGCAGGGCAGGTGACTGAATTATGGTATGTGCCACCACAGATGATGTACCCCCTGTGGCCAGCCAGTGGGTCAGCCTTCATCAGTGGGTATGAATACAAGGTGGATGGGCAGACACAGACATTTGAGCAGGCGGATGTTATCCACTTCAGGGATGGCATAGACCCACAGAACATGCGGCTGGGGCTGTCACCAGTGGCTTCAGTCATGCGCGAGATATACACAGATCAGGAGATAGCCACCTACTCTGCACTGCTGATGAAGAATGGCGCAGTACCCCCAGTGGTCATCAGTCTGAAGCCAGAAGTGAATGCCTTTGGATTTGATACCAATGAAGTCAGGGCAAAGTACCTGAAGCAGACACAGGGTGATGAAAGGGGCAAAGCCTGGGTGAGTGGGTCAGCAGTGGATGTGACCAAAGTGGGCTTCAGCCCCAGCGACTTAAATTTAGCCCAGCTTAGACGCCTGCCTGAAGAAAGACTGAGTGCAGTAATGGGTATACCTGCTATTGTGCTGGGGTATGGGGCAGGGCTGGATAAGGCCACATATTCTAATGCCAGACAGCTTGTGGAGTATGCTACTGAAAGCTATCTGGTGCCCCTGTACCGATACATTGAAGAAGAATTGACCACCCAGCTTCTGCCAGACTTTGAGCAGGACATTGACCACCATCAATGCAGATTTGACCTGACACAGGTCAGGGCACTGAGTGAAGACATGGATGCAATCTATACAAGACTGACCACAGCCTATCAGGGTGGGTGGCTGAAGCGCAGTGAAGTCAGAGAATTGGCGGGGTATGAATTCAGCCCAGAAGATGAAGTCTACCATACACCCCCTGCACCAGACCCATTTGGCATGGGTGGTGGTGATACCCAGCCCCTGCCAGATGATGATGACGCTGAAACAGAGCCAGAGCCGGAAGAAGAAGAAGACCTGGAGCCAGTCACAGCAGGGGGCAGGAAAGGCCAGAAGCGCAGTGACCCAGATGCTGCAGGGTCAGATGCAGTGCTGGATGCTGCCATACCATGGCTATTAAGCCTGGGTGAAGATGAAGCAGCCAGTATGATAAGGGCAAAGACAAAGCCCCAGATCAGACATGAGTAAGAACACTAAAGACACTATGAAGGGATATACACACAGATGGCTAATCACTACGATTTTGCAGAGCAGCTTGCATACTCAAAGAAGCAGCGTACCTGCACAAGACTGGATGCAATATTGAAGGCACGTATACCTGGGTACACAGGGCTTCACATGGCAGAGACATCAGACGATAAGGCAGGTACAGACTACTGGGCTAAACGTCTGGACATACCTGCACTGAGTATAGAATTGAAGGCCAGAAGCACTGACTACCTGCCACGTGGCTATGATGATCTGGCACTGGAAACATGGAGTGTGCTACCCAGAGCAGATCATCCTGGGAAGGTGGGCTGGACCAGAGACAGCAGCAAGTGGACAGACTATGTGGTGTGGTACTGGGAGCCTACCGGAAGATTTCACATTGTACCCTTCCCACCCCTGTGCCACATCTTCAGTCAGCACTGGTGGCAGTGGCGCAAAGAGTACTGGACAGAGCAGCAGAGCAGTGGGGGGTGGGAGTCAGAATGCACGTATGTACCACGTGATCTGATAGACCAGCACTGCAGGGAGTGGGCATCAGGCACAGTCAATTTGAAGGGTCAATGAATGCCCCCAGCGCCGATAGTACCTATCAAGTACACCTGGGATGCTGCTGCCAGACAGTACATACATGACCTGACAGGCAAGTATGTGACGCCATGGCAGCAGCGTCAGATAGGCATCAGGATAGTCAATAAGTCTGCTGCTGCTATGCGTGAATTAAGTGAAAGGTATGTGGGGGGTGACATTGTTTTTGAACAGTGGGCAGTGGAAATGAGAGAAGCAGTAAAGGCTGCACACAGTGCAATGGTGCAGTTTGCCTATGGTGGGAAGAATGCTATGGGACCAGTGGAGCGTGGCAGGCTGGGAGCCACCATCAGGACACAGTACAGCCACCTTTCAAACTTTGCCCTGGAAGTGGAGTCTGGGCAGGTGGCACTGGGTGATGGGCTGATAGCAAGGGCAGAGTTATATGGCAAGTCAGCCTGGGGCAGCTACAGTGACAGTGTGGGGCACAGGGAGCAGGCAGCAGGGATGAATGAAGAAAGATCATTTCTGGAGCCTGAAGCAGATCACTGTCAGGACTGCTTTGATGAAGCCACCCTGGGCTGGGTGCCAGTAGGTGATCTGATACCGATAGGGGCAAGGCAGTGTCTGGCAAACTGTCAGTGCAGCATAGAGTACAGGCAGGCTGGTGCTGAAGGTGAAGGTGACGGGGCTGAAGCTGCAGCATAGACGCGAAAGGCACCAGAGCTAATCATTCGTTGGAAAGGTTAAGCCCCAGTGCCAGTCACGCGGATCCAACCATCTAGTGAAAGATAGGCTGGTAAGTCAAAATAATCCTGATGTGCAGGCAGTGTCAATGATATAACGCAGTCAGAACATACGACCGGACACACGTAGAGCGTGGTCTTTTTTACTGTGACATGATTTACACAACGTCCATAAGTTTTCAGGGCTGTCCAAGCCACCCAGCCGGAGCGGTATCTGGTGATCTACATGCAGAAGGCCAGAGTGTGGATCATGTATTTTGTGACATATCTGACATTGGTAGTTATCGCGTTTACGTATCTGCCTTGCCATCTTCCGCCACTGGGACCGGTCATAATGGTCAGACGGACCATGAATACGTCTGGCCATCCATTGACAATGCTTGGAGCAGTAGATACGCGGTACTGAAGCCTTATGTTGAAATGATTTACTGCATCGCTTGCAAGTATATTGTATGTATCGGCGTGAAGGCTCAAAGTAGTTATCTCTCCCACCTTTTAGAAAGCACTCACGCGAGCAATACCTTTTATGTCGATGTGGAGCAGCCTGAAATTCACCATGGCAAGTTAAGCATTTATACTTCGGGACATTCCAAGCATCCCGCTGGGCAAGTGCACGACATGGTATCGAGCAATATTTTACGTTGGGTTCTGATCGTTTTCGGACGAATTGCACGCCACATTGTAGGCAGTGATATTGCACTCTCACCACTTTCAAGCGACAAGCTACAGAGCAATACTTACTTGTCTTTGAAGGTGGCTTGTAGAATGGCATACCGCACATGCAGGTATAGATATGAAGTTTGGACACAGCAGAATTGTAATGCACTGGGAGTCTAAATCCAATGGACATACAACATAAAGCCTACAAGTCGAATATAGACGCAAGTGATGCTGGGGAAATTACGGCGCTGGTTTCCGTCTTTGGAAACACGGATTTTGCCAATGAGAAGGTGATGCCTGGAGCCTTCACCAAAAGTCTGCAGAAGAAGCTACCCAAGGGTGTGGTTTCTCACGACTGGTCAAAGCCATGTGCCAAGACGCTGGAAGCATATGAGACAGCGGAAGGTTTAGTGATACGTGGGCAATTCAACCTGGACACACAGATAGGACGTGAAGCATTCAGTAACGTGAAGTTTTATGGTGTGGCAGAGCAGGAATTTTCCATTGGATACCAAGTCATAAAAGACAGCATTGAAGAAAAAACTGGGGTCAGGGAGTTACATGAAATTCTGCTCCATGAATGGTCGCCCGTGTTGGTGGGAATGAACGACCAGACCCAATTATTAAACCTTAAGGCTGGTGTGCCTACTACACTGGCTGTAGAAGCTGAAGCAGCACTTATGTCTATGCTGAAGCTGTATGAGCGCATGAAGTCACTGGCAGATCTGCGTAGATCACAGGGCAGGGAACCGGTCACAGCCACCAATAAGGCACGTATAGCTGACTGCAGTGAAGCCATAGCAAAGCTGCAGCAGGTGGGTCTGGATCTGGAAGCCCTGCTGGTAGAGCCTGAAGCCAAGGCTGACCTGGGTGAAGTCAGGCAGGTGTATGCCAGTTATCTGCTAACAGTATCAGCTAACTACAGGAGTCAGTAATCATGAGTTATCAAGGCAAGTCAGCCAGAGAATTGGAGCAGGCACGCCTATCCAAGGCTGCAGAGCTTCAAAAGATTTTTGATGACAATATGGTGGAGCAGGATGGGGTGAAGACACCCAGCCTGACCCCAGCCCAGCTTGATGAAGTCAGGGCAAAGAATAAGGAATTGAATGAGATTGGGGCTGCACGTGATGCAGCCCTGGAAGTGGAAGGCATACAGGCAGGTGTGAAGGCGCTGCAGGATAGTCTGTCAGAGCCGGTCAGACCCAACTTTGGGGGGCAGCAGAAGCAGCAGGCACCCAAAGATGAAAGGGGTGTGGGGCAGCGCTTTGTGGAATCGAAGCAGTACACGGAATGGCTGCAGCACAAGCCTGCAGAGTCTCAGAGCTTTGACACTGGGCTGTCACTGAAGGCGGTACTGACTACCAGTACCGGCTGGCCACCACAGGCAGTCAGATCACCACTGGTAGTGCCTTATGCAGTCAGCCCCCTGCAGGTGACTGACCTGATACCCAGCATCAGCACCACGCAGAATGCCTTTGTGTACATGGAAGAAACCACATACACAAATGCTGCTGTGGAAGTGCTCGAAGGTGCAGCCAAGCCAGAAGCTACACTGGCCTTGACACAGCGCACAGCCCCCATCCGCAAGATAGCAGTCTACATTCCGGTCACAGACGAGCAGCTTGATGATGTGCCTGGGATGCAGGAGTACATTGAAACCAGACTTAGCTTCATGGTGGCACAGCGCCTGGACAGCCAGATTCTGGTAGGCACAGGCATTGCACCCAATTTGCTGGGTGTGCTTTCCACGGTGGGCATCCAGACACAGGCAAAGGGTGCAGACCCCACGCCTGATGCAATCTACAAGGCCATGACGAAGATAGAAGTGACAGGGCAGGCAATGCCCAGCGCCGTGGTGCTGCATCCAAATGACTGGCAGGAAATCCGGCTGCTGCGTACCACGGATGGCATCTACATCTGGGGGTCACCCAGTGAAGCTGGACCTGAAAGAATCTGGGGCTTGCCTGTGGTCAAGGCACAGGGGCTGACAGAAGGCACAGGGGTGGTAGGTGACTGGGTGAACTTCAGCCTGCTGGTGGAGCGCAAAGCCATGACAGTGAAGGTGGGGTATAACGCTGATGACTGGGTAAAGAATCAGCGTACCATCATTGCTGAAATTCGCGTGGCCTTTGTCATCACCAGACCCACAGCATTCTGCACAGTCACAGGCATCTGATAGAAAGGGGGAAATTCATGCCTATTATTGAAGGTGCTTATGGGCTGCTCCAGTATGCAGGCACACCAGCATCTGGGGTAAGTGAAGTAGACACATTGACATTTGGTGGCACCATCACAGGTGGCAGCTTTAGCCTGGGCTTTCAGTCTGGGGTGACTGCCATGATTCCGTGGAGTGCTGTGAATGCCACACTGGTGGCAAGCATTGATGCAGCGCTGGAAGCCTTGTCAAATGTGGGCACAGGCAATGCCACCACAGCAGTGGGTACTATGACAGCAGGCATTGGGACCATTACCATCACCTTTGCAGGCACGCTGGCCAGCAAGGATGTGGGACCAGTCACCATTGTGGGTAATACACTGACCGGCACTGCACCCACACTGGTGGCTGCAGTCACCACGCCTGGGGTAGCACCTGGGGGGGTGGGAGCACCCAAGGGGGCACTCCTGACAGACACCACTAATGGAATTCTGTATATCAATACAGGTACCAATGTGGTACCCACCTGGACTAAGGTAGGCACTCAGACTTGATAGCTACCTGCAGGATGTATCTGACTGCTGATAAAAGCAGGATAGTACCGGAAGGCAGTGCAGAAGCTGCCTTTCTGTACTGCCCTGAAGGTGGGGAGTATGATGCATGCGAAGCAGCCAGACTGGGGTGGGGCACAGTTAAAGTGACACCTGAAGCTAAGGCAGTGCTTGAAGTACCAGAGAATAAGGCAGTGGAATGGCCACCAGAAGTGAAGCGCAGACCCAGACTGATAAGGCGGAAGAAGCCACCAGCATGACTGAAAGCCTGACACCTTGCAGGGAGTGCAGATCAGGATGGGTGCAGCAGTGGCATGACCTGTACGTGCAGACAGTGACCTGTGAATGTGGCAGGGTCTGGCACTGGATGGCAGACTGGCCACCAGAAACATCTATCAGCACAGCCCAGCTAAAAGTCAGGATCTCGAGACTGGCAAAGAAGAAGAAGCTGCAGGGGGTACTATGGCAGACCTGACCCTGGACCAGATGCGTGAAGAAGCCTACAGGCTGATGGTGCTGCATACAGAGCCATGCTGTGTGCCCAGCATTGAAGGTGAAGAAGTGGCACTGCTGCAAAGGCACCAGCGTGCAGAGATATGGACAGCAGGGCATGGGTATGTATTTGGTGATGAAGTGCAGCTATATCCCAGCAATGGCTACAGGTATTTTTGCACTCGAAGTGGGACCAGTGGAGCCACCCAGCCAGCCTTTGGTGAAGGTGGGGTGAGTGATGGCACAGTGGTCTGGCAGATGTGTGGGCTGGCTTATCAAAATGTGTATGACGTAAGGGCAGCAGCGCATGAAGCCTGGACCATTAAAGCTGCCAGAG